CTTATATTTTGCAGCAAAGAAGCATATGTCGTAAGTCGTTTTTCATTATTATTACTAAACATTTGCTACCTCCCTTTGTACTGCTTAATGAATTCTTTAGCCATTGCCATAGCTTCTTTTTCATTTGGATATGTGTCTAATTCATCGCCGTCAATCATTGTTTTAAATTTATTATGTGCAAGTTTATGAATGACTACATTTTTGCGGCCAATCTTTACTTTTTTAACTATATTAGAAGCTTCTTGTAAATTAGCTTTTAATTCTTTAAACTTAAGCATCTACCATTTCTTCCTGATCGCCACCAAATATATTACTAGAAACACTAATTCTTTCTTGCTCAATTGCATCACTTAATCTATCATTTAACTGACTTGAAAATATATTAGAAGCAGACGACAAATCTCCATCACCAATTGCATTAACCATATCCATTAAAGGATTAGCTTCAACTTCTGGCTCATCGAGATCCATATCTTCTTCTGCTGTAGTTTCAATTTCATAATCATTTTCAAATTCATCTTCCATTGTATTCTCCGCTTATTTAGTTATATTTATACATTTAAATCTTTTAAATAATATTTTTATTGTTGTGGTGGCTCTTCAGTAGCTTGTTGTTGGCTCATTTGTTGTTGAATTGCAGCTTGTTGATCTGCTTGCTGTTGTTGTGCACTCATATGATTTTGTATAGCTTCATCTTCTCGTTCTTTGTTTTTATCTTCTAACTCATCAACTTTATCTTCTAATTCTTTTATATCTTCTTCAGATAACTTTAAAACATTTTTCATAACCCAGTCTTTTGTAAAATACTCTCCTACATATTGACTAACCATATCTAATGTTTGTACTCTTTCTTTTAAAATTTCTGATTCTTTTAATTCTACAAAATGATTATCTCTATTATAGTTAACTCGAATATCTTTTTCCCATTTTGCCCAATCTGCTTCAGTTATAACTTTCTTAAGTACAAGTTGTTTTTTAAGAATTCGTAAAAACAAATGAGAAAATCTATTACGAAGTCTATCAATAAACTTCTGAAACTTAACTTCATCTCTACTAATTTCAGTTGATCTTCCAATACTAAAACCATTATTTTCTTGATCTAATCTTTGTAATGGAACATTTAAAGCCTTATACAAACGTTTTTGAAAGTAAATGATGTCATCAATCTGTCCTAGGTTGTCACCACCTGGAAGGCTTGAAATCTCAGTACTTCTATTACCTTCTCGGCGAGGTAACCAGAAATCTTCAAGCATTGACATATGTTTACGATCATCTCGTAAGTCACCAGTATTAGCATCATATACTAGTTTATTACGATATTTAGCCATAATATTTTTCATATATTCTTCGGCTTTACCTTTTGGAAGATTACCAACATCGATGTAAAAAATTCTTCTTTCCGGAGCTCGAGCTAGTCTATAAATGACAAGCGAGTCTTCCATCATTCTTAATTGATTAACAGGCTTAATAGCCTTCTGTAAATGCGAAAGAACTTTTTTTCTTTTTTCATCTAATAAACCTGATGTGACATAACTAATAGAATCTTCAGTAAATTTGACAGCCTGCCTATTTTGTGATGTATTAATAGATCCAGCTCCACCTTTTCCAGGTGTTTCTTGATAAATGTAATACTCTTTTACGTTTTCAATAATATCAGCATTTGTTAATGGATCTTTTTTCTTTTTAACTTCTTTTACTTTACGCATTTTTGGAGAATCAATAAATCGAATATCTTGAATACCCATTTTTTCATTATTTGGATCTACCACTAAATGATGATAAATTTTGCCATCAATATACCATCTGCGAAAGATATCATGGCCATCTTCTATAAAATTTAACATTCTTAAAATATTAGCAAATTCTTCTGTAATTTGTTCTTTAATACTTTCACTGGCTTCAATTTTTTCTAGTTCAATTGATACTCCAGGACTTTCTTCATCTATAACAATTGATTCATTTACAATATCTTCAATTGCAGCATCACATTCTGGATGTATAGCAACACCTCTATATTTCATTACTAATTGATAATTATCTTTAGATCCACTACCATCAATATCTACGTATTGGCCAAAATGCCCAGCTCCTGAAGCAGTCACATAACCTGCACCATCGTCGTCCTTTGCAGTAACAACTGATTTTAGCTTTTCTTCTTTGTCTTTTGATCCAGATCTTTTTATTTCAAAACCAAAAAGCTTAAGTGAATTATCTGCCATAATTAATCCTTTAAATACATTGGTAAGGGGGAAAGTATTTCCCCCTATACCTTTTCAATTAGTACTATTTATTACTTAATTAAGAAGTAACTTTTTGACCAGTACCTGTTCCTGTGAAACTTTCCCAGTATTGTACCTGAAAACTGACGCCAAATTCTTCTACAGTATCATTATTACCGTATGCAAGCTGTATTTCAGAAACATTTGTTGGAAAACACCCTCTAAATATATAAGTATATAGAGTTGATTCATTTTTATCAAGTTGCTCAACAGTTAAATCAGCTTGATAGTCTAACGGTGAAGTAACACCTGTATTTGTTTGGTGAGCATTCATAGAGTTCATCCAAATTTCCATACTTTTTCTTACTTCGAAATTAGTATCGTTAATGATATTTACTGACCAAGGCTCAAATGTTCTATCACCAGCCATGTATAACATTCTGCCGCGATATGGAACAGTAACTGGATTAATAGTAGATGCTGGTAGTTGTCCGGCATTACACATAAATGATGTTAGTTCAACATCACCAGTCATGATTCTTGGATAAGCAAGTGTGATTTTAAACAGATTCGGGCGAGCGCCTCCACCTGCTAATTTAGCTTTAAATTGGTCTACACCTAAAATTGCCATTTTATTCTCCTATCCCTTTATGTAGCCTGACCAACAACTTCTTCAAACGAAACACCGGTGCGAACAGCAACGAAGTTAAGAGTGATAAAGTTAATGGACCGCGCTGGTTTAATAAAGAGACTTGCTACAAATTGATTTGTATCAATAATCGATGGAGTATTATTTGTCTCATCGGCCAATAGCCTAAAGTCAGTAATACCTCTTCGACCTTTTATATCTCTCAATAATGGTTCAATGATATTTACAAATTCTGCTCTTGTAAATTCATCATTAAATTCGAATAGAATATTTTTAGCAGCTTCTGCAATGGCTCTTTCGATAACCAAGAAGAGTCTACGAACATTAATTCTATCAAATGCTGATGGTCTATCTAAGTGTGTTTTATCACCAAATAATAGAATACCGTTTCCAGGCATATTAGTTACTGGATTAATACCATTTCTATAAAGCTCATCTCTTTGAGATTTATTAGGTGAATAAGCTAATCCAGTTACACCAAAATATTGACCTCTTCGTGTACCAGCTGGTGACACCCAAGGAGCAAAATTATTATCAGTAGCTGCACATAGGCCAGCTGTTGATGATGCTGCAGGAATATGAATATACTTATCATTGTATTTATCATACACTTTTAAGAAGTTATTATCTACAGATAGATATGAGCTTCTTGTTAAGTTTTTAAGACCAGTTAAAATAGAAGCATTTGCTGTTGCTGGGCTATTAACAACACCAGTTCTCATTGGAGAAGCAAAAACCATACAATCTTTTCTAGTTTGAGCAGCTATGCTTGTTAAGTGATTAGTAAGAGTAACATGATCTGTAGAACCATTTAAACTTGGTGCAATTATAAAATCAACTAGATACTGATTAGGATCATCAATTAAATCATAACATAGTTGATAATCGCCAACTTCTAAAGGATCACTATTTTCACCAGTGGTTAGTGTGACAGCTACTGGAGCAGATAGTTTCATATCACTCGTCGTTGTTGCTGCTGCACCGGAACCAACTCCCATACCGGTTGGGAATGTAACCATTCGAATATATTGTGATCTAATATTAATAGCATCAACAATATAATTATTGGTACCGTCGGCGTTTTGAGCACCTTTAGCTTGTGAAACATATGGATATGTTTCTAAAACTGACATTTTAATTCCAGAAATAAGTCCAGTTGTATCAATAACTGCTACATGTACTTCATCATTTTTACCGCCAATATTTGCAGTATGAGCTGATGTTCCTGGACCTGTATCATAGTTATTTTTGTATGCCCAGGCATTAAAGTCTGTGTGATATGTAGCATTTGTAGGATCAGCGTGGTTTGATCCAATTATTTCTACTTTTATTGAATTTCCTAAATCACCAGGATGTCTTGCTATAAATGTGTGACCAACTGCTGTGGCAGAAGATATTTGTGATTCAAAATCTGTATCATTTTTAACTGTGATATCATCTCTTGTACCCCCGGCTTCAAAAGCATTTACTCCTGTATTTGAATCCATGCCTCTAATAACAAGTAAGTCACTTGAATACCTCAAATAATATGAGGCGCTATGAAAGTCTACTGAATTTGTATCATTTGGTGTTCCAAATGTAGCTACTAAAGTACCTTCATTGTTTATGAGAATCGGTTCGTTTACAGGACCCCAACGAAAATCGCCTACAATAACACCTGTAGAAGTAGGTACATTGGGTACGCCATTTGTTAAGTCAATTTCTCTTGTAACTACTGCCGGAGACTCTGATGGTGCATATATTGCCATGTCGTTTCCTTTTCCAATCTAATTGAATTATAAGTTTCATAATACGGTTGTTTATCAATTACCTATATTTATATACATATGATTTTAAAGATTTGCCCCATCCCAATTTTGTACCATCCATTCTTGATCTGGTGATTCTATTTGCCATTGATCAGATGTTAATGCTGGATGTGAAATATTATCTAAACCATCATCTACAAAACCCCAATTTAATACATCGTTTTCAATCTCTTGCATTCGCTGTTGAAACATCAAATCGCGTATGCTAATATCAGTTAATTCGCCAAATGCACTAGTGCCAGCAAAATATCCAAACATAATTAAATTCATAACAATGTCATCATGATTACCATCCGATGCTTCGTATGACGAACCTCTTGCAGTAAATGTAGAAATTTCTATAATTGTATCTTCATCTACAATTTCAAGTTTATTGTTTTCTAATAAATCTTTAAATGAAGAACATCCAATTCGTT